TGGTTGCGATACAGCCTCAAGTCTCAAGGCTACATCATTACTATGCGTAGGTCTAGCTCTAAGTCCTGCACCTCTTAATATTTGAAATGGAGTACTCTCATCAGTCTGTGCCCTAAAGTCACCTGCCGGATCACCAAATATATTCACTTCACAGTTTGCATAACGTGTTGCTATCTCTGCTCTAAGCAATTCTGCAAAGCGAACAATACCCATATCAAAGGCAACTATCTCCTGCAATATCAACCAACGACCTCTGACCTTTTGACCAAAGACTGCAGCAGGTGTCAATCCAAAATCTAAACCTATAAATAAAGGCTGACCATCAGCGACTGGTATTTCTTCTTTCGACACATGCACATCGGCTCTGAACATATTATATACTGGCTTGCCGTCTTGGATATGTCCTAGTCTATTCATTACATAAACATCTATCCAACTCTTAGTCTTACCCTGTATCAAGTTAGGATAATAACTCTGCATCATGTTCTTTTTATTCTCAGCCTTTGGATTAGGAATATATTTTAAAACCAATCCCTCATCATCTTTTTCTTCAATCATAGCTGATGGTTGGGTATAGAACTTCCAGTTATCCGGTTTCACTAGCATCCTAGATTCTTCAGAACTTATGTGATCGGGTATAGGAACTTCACCTGCCATGATCGGCCACCAGTGATCTTCTTCCGGTGCGTTAGTATCTGCAATCACCCCAGTCCAAGTAGGGCCTCCATCCCTCATAGATGGATATCTACCCACACGCATAGTACATGCATCAATAATTGACTTGGGTATTTCCCTAGCCTCATTAATCCATATGCCAGTTAGTTCTAATGAAAGAAGTTTCTTTACGTCTTCAGGTCTGTCGAGTGCAAGGAATATAACTTCCAACTCCAAGTCACTCTTGGTAATTTTATGCGTATATGGTACTGACCAAGAAAACCTACCCCAATCTTCTTCTGGAAACCAGTCCAACCAAGTCTTAATCGTGGTAGTACGAAGCTGAGGATTTGTGTTTCTGATGATAGCCCATCGGCTTTTACGTTTGCCATCTGGTGATTTCTCCTGCATTAATGCTCTTCTGAATACTTCTACAGAACAAGCAACTGATTTGCCCGAACCTACAGGGCCTCTGATTCCCCTAAAAAAAGTATCATCTTTCATAAAAGACTTGCATACTTCTCCATCAGGTTTGTATTTAAAGTTCACCAACTTTCATATCCTTGCCAACTTTCATTAGCTTTTCTACCACCTCTGGAGCTATAGCTGCAATCATTTTATCTGCTTCATAATCTGTACAGAATTGTTCCGGGTAATGTTTGAAGTGTACTTTCTTTACAACGACACGAAGTATATCTCTTTCTTCTTTCTTTAATGTATGTAAAAAACTCATTCGGTTATCCTATGAATAAGATCGATAGCTTCTCGTTTTCTTTGCAATCTTTTTGGGCTGTTTAGATACTTGTCTACCTGCTCGAATTGCTTTTCGTTTAGCAGCCGAAGAGGCTGCGTATTCACTGGCACTAAGAGCCTTAATTGCTTTCTCAGGTAAATAACGTTCACCAGTTGCTTTCGGCCCTTGTGTACTAGGTTTACCTGATTTCGTTCTCCACTTTTGTCTAGTCCATGCACGTAACGATCTCTGTGACTTTGCTAATGCCATTACCTATAACCACCACCTTTAGATTTATATTGCTTGGCAAGCATCTGTGCCTTACGAGCAGACCACTGTCCGGGTTTGCCACCTTTACCACTAGCCTTAATCCTGCGAAAGATTGCCTTTCTCATTGCAGGCTTGGTATAGTTTCCTGCTGCGTTAACTGCCATTACTTCTTTTTAGACTTCATAATTTTAGCCTGTAAAGATTTAGGCAATGTCTTTTGCTTTCCAGTAAGCATGCTCTTCTTCTTTGGTGGTCTTCCTTTAGTTGAACCATAAGTTCCTTTACCCATAGGCATTATGCTCTCTCCTTTTTAGCTTTGTTTCTACGTGATATTGCCCTACCTTTTTTAATAGCATCAGCCTTTGAGGATGCACCCCAAGCCTGTAATGATAATAATAATCTAGTAGGTTTGCCCTTGCTATCTCTTTCAGGCCCTTTAGCTGCTCCCATCCTCTGTAAAAAAGAAGCACGTCTTGGATTGTCTCCACTCTTAACTGGTGGCTTCAATGTACCTTGTTTATAAGAAGCTCTACCCTTTGCGTTTAATCCACCTTTAGGATTCTTTCCTTCTTTTCTTGTCCATGCAGGTGTACTCATTGTGCCAACTCTGTTGTATACATTTTAGTCTCACCTTTTTTATTTGTAAACTCAAACTGCTCTAATCCATCTTTCCTAGCTTTAGCAAATGCCTGACTAAACGTTAAAGGTTTTTCTTTCTTAGGAGCTTCATTAACAGCAGCTTCAGCCTTTGGAAATACTAAATTTAATAACCCATCAAACATTGATGCACGTTCTTCATCCATAGGCCCATTAGGAACAACTGCAGAGGCTGTCTTTAAATCTTCAGGTCTTGCTACAGGCATAACTGATGCCGTATCTAAATTAGAAGGCCGTGCTTCAGGAAATGATTCAGGATAAATAACTGGATTCACAGAACCATTAGCCATCGCTCTATTTCTCTCAAAAGGAATGAAAACATTTACATTTAACTTTTCATCATCAGGTCTGTTCTCATTAGCTGACCAACCACCTATTGTATGTGCTAACGGATAGAATGCAGCAACTGCCTTATTAATTATTCCCTCGGGATTTGTATCTTCCAAATTCTTTTTGCCTGCCATTGCACTCATTATTATATGAGATATAGGCCCTTGAGTATCATAGCCTGCTTCCTGCACATCTCTAAATATCTCTGGGAATTGTCCTTTAAACCATTTGTCATTATTAGGATAATCATATTTGTCATATATCCTAAAACCATCTACACCATCTTCGGTTTGTGCCTTAACTGTAAAATTACCAAGAACTAATTTTAAATCCTCAGCTAATCCACCACTTTCAAAATCCCTAAAAAAAGAACCTTCTAGATCAAACAAATCATTTATCATAGCATAACTAATTTGATTGTAATCCATAGCTTTCTTTATTTGTTCATATTCCGGATGATTCTTTGCTTTTAGTTTAGCAAGAGCATTAGCAGAAGCCTGCTCATCTTTATAATAATATAAATAAGCTTTCCTTAATAAATCAATTCCTTCTTCTGGAAAATCATCATTAGTTATTTCATCAGCTTCTGCACCTAACCCAGTAAGTATCCCGTTAAGTGTGCCTTTCATTAACATTTTAAATGGTAAAACATTATCCATAAATACTTTATCAATGAAAAAAATTATTTACTCAACGTACAAATCGTTCTCGTAACCATAAAATAATAAATAATAATGTTATTAATGGATGAATAATAATAAATGCCCACACATTTACTTCAACATAACTCATATCTAATATCGGCTCTAACCAATGAATAACTGCTATGCCATTCCAAAATAACCAGTCCATAATCTCATTATACATCTTGCTCTCCTCTGTTGTTAAGGTGCAAGTATGCAACTACTTTGTGGCAGAATAATGTCTGAATGAGTCCTGTTGCAGGGTGGCCATCACCATTTTTTGACCCCCTACCCTTAGGACAAGTCGATTGCAACTTTTATATCGCCAGTCACCATATGCATATGTTTGTCCGGAGCCTTGAAGCCTGCCCTGTCTAGTATATCCTTGCTTGCCTCAAGTTGTACGTACTCACTCTTCGCTCCCTTGGCTAAGTCCAATATCCTCTTGCTTGCATGTGTAGCACTCAATCCAATACTCTCACTTATACGTTGCATCATATACTGCTGTACATGTGGTAGCCTCAAAGTCTTACTGGCTGTCACTCTCCCACTCTCACCATCTGCATATCCTGCAAGCTGAGATGCTTCTCTCACACTACATCCATTTGCTACGATGGTATCAACTAAGGCCATTTGTTTCTTCGTTAACTTACGTTCTGTTATCATAGAGAATCTCTT